TTAACGCTCGCTGCCAATATGCACCGTCTGGCTGACCTGCTGGCCAGCGGCCACCGATTTACGCAGTGCGGCGATTTTCTCGGTCAGCGCCCCGGCGGTTTCCACGGAGATATTACCGGCCACGGTCGTGGACTGCTGGCCGCTGATATCGGTTACGGCATCCCCTTTCATGGGCCTCGGTAGTTTCCCCCCGGTGGCCATCGCATAATCGCCGGTGGTCACCTGCTGAATATGCCCGGCCATCAGCGTGGCCGTTCCCAGCACCGTTGTTTTATCCGTGGCTTTTATCGTGGTATCACGCGTCACCATTTCGCGGGTTTCGGTATCTGCGGTCACACTGCGGGTCATGGAGGTTTCACGGATAGCCTGATCGGTCTGGCGTTCCCAGTCACCGCCCCGGTCACCCGCTGCGACACTTCGGCGCGCTGCTGTTGCAGTTGCTCGCCCGGTTTCACATCCGGCAGGCTTGTGCCGTCCGCCACGGTCTGGCGCACAAACGGCTTGTCCGGCCTGCCGCCCGTAAACCCCACTTCAACCAGTGTGCCTTCGGGTGGAAACTGAAACAGGCCGGAGTCATTACCGGCCATCGGCACCGGCAGCGGTACGGCGGAATAGACCGGCGTGCTGCCGTCCGCTGCCGTCCGCGTCAAGAAGCTGCACATCCACGGCGTAACGCGGGCGGAACGGATCGGCAAAGTTACCGCTGCTGACCGGCTCACTGGCGGCCATCACTCGCGCAAACTTGGGCAGGTGCATGCCGCTGGCCAGCTCCGGGAAATGGCTCTCCATCTGTCGCTGCGCCGGGGTTTTCTGCAAGGGCGTGCCGGTGGCTTTGTTGCGCGGCGTCCAGATGGCCATCGTGTCATTGTTCAGACTGACCTTAGTCACCCGCTCACCGTTCATCTCCACACCGGGGCGCATGGTCTGGATGACCGGCAGTGTCATACTGTTACCGCCGGACGTCCTCTGGCTGAATTCATGCGGGATTTCTACCGGGTGCCCGGCAAACAGCGATTTATCCGCGCCACCTGCAAACAACGAACCATCCGGCAGCGGATACCAGACATAATCGACAATCCCGAAAGCTTTGCCGAGGTTATTAAGCAACTGGAAACCGGTCCCGGAGTGGGTGAAATGCGGAATGGGTGTGTCACTGTAACCGGCATCCGGCACGGTGATGCTGATCCCCGCTGCTTTCAGTCATCCACGCGGCGATTTCGCGCAATGTGGGGTGCTGGAAACGCGCAGGGCAGCGGCTTTTCCAGGACGCCCGCCAGTTCACGCACAAACAGACGCACAAACCCTTTTTCTGCGGGCTGGGAGCGCTCAACGAAGCCGGTAAACCAGCGCAAAGGTGATCGCCATAGCCGATATCGAGGCGCACCACTTTGCCGGTGTAATCCTGCTCTGTTCCGGCTGTGATAAAGCCGCGCCCGCAGGCGTTCAGCTCCAGCACCATATTCACATCGGCTGCATGGACTTCATCAGCGGAAAGATACAGACGTAATCAGTTTCATGCTTATCCCAGTGCATCATTAACGGGTTTCAGAACCTTTTTTCGAACCACGTCATTTTTTTCTTCATCTTCCCGGCGTCAGCTCAGCCTCCGGCAGTCTGTACCGTGCTGCTTTTGCGCGCGTTCGCCGCCGCCTCTTTCTTCTCCGGCACACTGAGAAATTCCGTCAGGGTGAAGGTCACCGCCCACGACATGCGCCCGTCCTGCGGCGGTGCATCCAGCGTGCCGGAAAACGTCGCCTCGCGCAGGTTAACGGCCCGCGCCACGTTGTTACACGGTACAGTGCGTTTGCCGCCGGAGTCCGTGGCGTTGGCAAGCTGAAAAAGGCGGGAAAGTGTTGCCACATCCTTAAACGCGATTTCGCCGTTTACGCGCAGCTCTTTACCCTTCGCGCCCTGCTCTGCTTTGCTCGTCGAACTGGTCTGCCCGGACTGGTCTTTGTCGGGGAACGGTGCTGGCTGACCGTAACACGCATGTTTTTCAGCGTGATGGCTTCGCCGTTAAGCGCCAGTGTCGTGGTCGTCATGGATCATGCTCCTGATACTGCCCAAATCCGCACCGGCCAGCATCAGCGCGGCGCTGTAAACGGAGGCCTGCGCCGGGACATGGCTGAGCATATGGCGCAGGATATCTGCCGCGTTACCGCTGCCGGTGAACACCCACGCCCGCGCACGTTTCCCGGACACCACCCGCACCGGCGGCAATATCCGCCAGCATACCGGCCCGGCGGGTGGTGAAGTCGCCCAGCGCCGCTTTCAGGCCAGCCATATTCAGCCCGCTGGCGTTACCGGCTTGCGCTATCGCAGCGGCACTGCTTACCGCCTCTGGCCGTAGGCACGGACAGCGGCTGCGCCGCAGGCATGCTGTTTACTGCTCTGGCGGGTTTCTGCATTTTCACTGTGGCCAGCTCTGCCGCCGAACGCGCCAGTGGCTGACCTGCGTAAAGGCCGGGGCGGGGAAAACCGCCGTCAGCGGGTCGAGTGTTGCCATAAAGTCATCATGCGTCTGCCCGGTGGCCATCAGGATCACCACGTCTGTTTCCCCGGTAACGCTGGCCAGTTTGTCGCCCAGCCAGACCACGGCGTTGGCCGGACTGAGGTATGCGCCGTTATCCGTCTGCTGGCCCAGCCCGTACACCCACGGGTGCGCGGCCACAATGGAACAGTTCAGCGCTGGCAGGGAGTCGAGTAATGCCGGGGGTTGCTTCACGCCACATCTGCGGGAACCTCCGGCCAGATGATCGCCGCCCCGGCATTGACATCCACACGACTGAGTAAGACGCGGTATTTCTTCCGGTGCCGTCAGCGCCAGCGTTTCCGCGCCGGTGGCCATGCCAAGATCGGCGGCATCCTGCAACGGTATGAGGGCAGCGTTAGCGGTCTGCATCAGCGTCGCTTTGGTGGCTTCTGCCATGCCGCGCACCACCTCCGCGCTGTATTCAGCCCAGCCGCTGCCCGTCCATTCCCAGTAATCGCCCGGCGCGATAAGGATGGAACCGAACTCACCGCCGCAGGCTTTTCAAAAAGGTCATTCCCTGCCGTATCGCCCGGCATGGCGGTGAACGGAATAAACGTCACGCCGTCAGTACTGATATCCAGATCAACAGACCGTTGCGCATTTTTGCGCGGATTTTTAACGTCAGTGATTTCCATTATGCAACCCTCTGCCAGAGTGATGTGCGGTGTGCTTCGTTAGTGGTGCGGGACAGGCCGCAGCAGCGCCACGTTCCGGGCAATGATGATCGAGGTGAGCGCCGTCAGCGGTGGAGGGAAACAGGTTACCGCCCGCAACCAGCGTATTCAGGTTGATATCTCCCCGTTGTAATAGGCCAGCACAAACGTCCCCACCGTCCCCTCATTCTGAAAACGGGGCATTGCCCAGTTGGACAGCCAGCCGCCCCACACCCCGCCGTGAATATTGCCGTCAGTGGACACCTGAGCGCTGCCCACCGTGAAATTACCCTCACAACCGGAATTCCCCGCAAGCGATACCGCCCCCCGTGGCGGCATTAATCCTGATCGGGCGCAGGGTGTTGTATCCCCCGTCGGCATTACCGGCGTCAGTGAAAAGCAGATAGGCATCTGAACCGTCAAACCGCAGTATTGCGCCGCGCCCGCCAACTTTAATCCGCAGTGCATCGGCCGTGGTGATATCCAGTCTGCCGGTCATCACATCACCGCCGCGCTGAACCGCACCGGTGATGCGCGGGTCATCCCCCGCCGCGACCGTTCCCGCGCCCTGCCCCACATCCAGTAACGCCGCCCCTTTCAGCCCCAGCGCGTTACGTGCGGTGGCCTTGTCCGGGACGTCATTCAGGTTTTCAGCAATGCGTAAAAAATCACTGCCCGCCTGCTGGCCATCCAGTGTGCCTTTGGGGCGTAAATCTGTGACGGTGCCACTGGCGTCGATACTGGCCAGCGCAAAACATAATGCTGCACACCGTCTTTAACGTAATCAGCCAGCTCAGTTGCTACGGTGACAGTGCTTTCAACCTGCCAGACGCTGGTAAGGCTTCCTGTCCAGCACACATCCAGCCAGACTTTGACCGGCATCGCGGTAACGATGATATTCATATCTGCCGCCAGTTGCGCCCGCAGCCCGCCGACATAGCCCGCGCCCTCGGGTGACAAAGTATTGCGCACCATTTTTGCCGACCAGCCAGCCATCACCGAAAAACGCGGCTGCGCCGTAAATGTCCATGTTTTCCAGACGCTGGCGCTCATCCATCCCGGCCATGCGGGCGGTAAAATCAATCTGCCGAGGTTTCGGCGGGGGTATGGATACCCGTCTCTTTCTGCGCGCCGTTAAACTCCATCAGGAAAGAGCGGGTGAGCACGTTCCCCTGTTGCCCGGCGGTGGTCTTTAACTTCTGCTGTTCCGGGGCGTGCACCACCATCGCCAGCGTGTTACTGGCCCGGTTAACAAGCCCAATCCAGTTAAACGCAAAATCGCCCGTGTCCGCGCCCAGCACCACCGAAAACACCACTGCATTTTCGTTAACAACGCCGGTGCGGGAAACCGCCCTGGCGGTGAACAATCTGCGCCGCAGGCGGCAGGGTTTCCGCGCGGTCAACCGGGGCGGAAACATCCAGCCCCGGCACGCGGGCAAAAACAAACTCGTCCAGCGCAATGGCTTCGTTGCTTATGCTCTGACGGGCTTTCCACTGTTCAAACGCCGTTGTGATGGCTGTCTGTGACATTATTCTGACTCCTTACAGGCTGGCGCTGAATGTCGCGCCGCCGCTTTCCGTACCGGCCAGACTGGCCGGATAACACACATACTCCCCCTGATCCCCAGCCCGCCCGGATGGCCAGCCTGCCGGAGGTAATCACCTCAAACTGATAACGGCGACAGGTTCGCCCGTACTGCCGGACTATCTGGAGCATCAGTTGCGCGTTGTCTGCAATCTGGCTGTCCGTGACGCGAACCAGAATCACATCCCAGTCAATGCCCGCCTGCCGTTCCCGCAGTTCGACTCGGCCAATCCCCAGCCGGGGAAAAGATGGCAATAAACCCGGCCACCGAACCGGCATCCGCCGCATTGACGAAGGCATACGCCACGCGTTTACGAAAGAGCGTGAGCGGCTCACCGTCAAAGCGGGTGATATCCCGGTCATAGGCAATCAGTTGCAGCAGCGGCTCTGCACAGGTCAGCGGATCAAACTGGCGCACCGGCCGGGGTGACCAGCCGTAAACCTGTTGCCAGAACGTCCGGGCCGCGCGTAACAACGTCAGCGGCTCGCCCTCACCCATCCAGAACGGCAGCGCCAGTGCCGCCAGTTTTTTTATAAAATCAGGCATTTTCGAGGCTCACGGTTAAGGCGTTCAGGCGCGGGACGTTCAGCCCGCTGACGATATCGGCCGGAAAACGTCAGTGATTCCGCCAGCGGGAAAGCCCTCGGTGGATTTCCTGCCCCAGCCGGGAAAAGCTGAAACGCTGCCACGGCCATGTTCTGGCGACCGTATAATCCGCGTTTTCACGAAAGGCGCAGCGAACCATGTTTTCCACACCTGCTTTCAGGGCGGCGGCTTCGTCACCGGTGACGTTGGCCAGATTTTTTACCCACACCGTGACCGCCAGATCGTGACGGGTTTCCGGCATGGCGAAACACTGCATATCATCACCGTGGCCGTGATGGCCCTGCGTGGTGATGTAGTCGTTAACCGCCGCGATAAACGGATCGGAGGTGACGCCGGTGTCAAGCAGCAGGTAGGCATTCGCCGTACCGGGACCGCGCGGCGCGTCGTGTTCGAGAAAAAGATACGGTCAATGCTCAGCCCGGCCACACCGGCAATCATCGACCGGTACACCGCGTCGGTGTGGTAGTTGCCGACCAGTTAAACTGATTGCGGCAGCGCTCGCGTAACTCGTCGTCGCTTTCCTCATCCGCCCCCGGCGCGGTCAGCCAGTCTTCTTCGTTCACCGCATGGCTGATACCCGCCACCGCCACCGGCAGTATGCTGTAGTAGCCCGGCGCAGGTTGTACGCCGCGCCGGTGGCCACGGCCTGAACCGGGACAAGCGCACTGGCCCGGTCAGCGGGGATAGTGAAATCCGCCGTGGTCACCAGCGCGTACACCACGCCGTTAATGCGTTCGGTCTGGATCTGTGCACCCGCTCTGACCGTCACCACGGCAGCGGCATCCGTTTTATAAAAGCGGATCACCCCGGTGGCCACGCTCGCCGGTTTGGCCGTCACGTTCACCGCCCGGTGCAAGCAGCCGCAGCAGTTCCCCGACGCCGTGGCCACAAACATATTGGCCAGCACCGTGTTCACCATGACGTCTTTCAGCCACAGCACCGGCGTGGTGATAATCGCCGTGACCAGCCGCCAGAACGGTGACATGCGGGAGGTGTTCGTGATAATCCCCTCATCCGCGACGATGCCGTTAAACCGGGTACGCAGCTCATCAGCGGTGACCGGCATCCCGGATTGCTTCACCACGTCTTCAAAATTCACCTGCGGCTTTTCCGTCACAGTTCAATCCTCGTTGAAATACTGCCGAAATCCCACGTTGCCGCCGTTATCCACAGGCGCTTAAGGTTTTCTTCGCTGATAACCACCGTTCCCGGCTCAATGCGTTCATCGCTTTCGATAAGCAGCTCAAGCCGGGTGAGAATATCGCCGCGTAAAGTCGGGCTGCGTTCAGCAATCAGCTCCGTTGCCAGCCCGCTTTCTAAAATGGCGTGAACAATATCCTGCCCGATACTCTGGCTGTTATTGCACAACACCGGCTCACGGCCTGTATTAAGAACAAAGTTCCGGTTCTCAATCAGTAAATCGACATATAAAAGTTCACTCATGAATGTAATTCCTGCCATTCAGCAAGCTGTCCCGGTGTGAGGGGTTGCTGGGTGGTGATATTTAGCGTGCCAATTTTCTGGCTCCTGTCCGTGACATTATTTGCACTGCTGGCAATCGTTTTACTGATACCGCCTTTATCAATGCCGGTTAACTGCCCGCCGGTGGACAGGGTATTTTGCGTAACGGGAATATCCTTGTTATCTCCGGCCAGCGAAATATTCACGCCGGGGATCTTATTTAATTTCCCGACAATCCAGTTCCATGATTTAAGAAACGCGCCTTTAATCGTGTCCCAGACATTATCGAACAGGGTCACAATCCCGGAAGCCATATTCCCCAGTGTTGCCAGCGGCGAAAGCCGGAAAGCAGTGCGGTGAATTTATTCCAGCCCTCGCTGATAAATTCCCATGCTGCCGAATACACCCCGGCAAGCCATGTAATATATTGCTCAGCCAGTTTAAAGGCCGTGGTATTCATGACCGCATTTTTGACCGCATCCCAGTGCTTGATCAGCATGTAGCAGCCCACCGCCAGCAGGGCGATAGCCGCAATGATCAGCAGTACCGGCCAGCTCATAAAGTTGATGGCCGCACCGGTCAGCATGGAGGCAATACGCACCGCCATCAGGACACCACGCAACCCGCCCAGCACCACGCCCCAGCCGGTCATCACAAATGAGGACACACCGATAATGATATTGAGCGCGGCCCCCATCGCGGCAAAGCCCAGCACGGCCAGCGTGACGTAACCCACCACGCGGGCGATGTTCGGAAACATTTCCATCCACTTCGCGAACGTCGCGCCCATTTCGGCCAGCCGGTTCAGCAACGGGTACAGAACGGGGATCAGCGTTAAGCCGATAACGGTCTGAATGGCTTTGAGGATGGCGATAAAGCGATCCCACGGTTTGACCATTTTCGCGGCCATTTCACTGGGTGCGCTTAAGCCCGTCCGAACCGCCCAGCTCCGTGATATTGCGCCGGAGTAAATCGACATTGCCGTAAAGCTGTTTCACCACCGCCGCGCTGTCGCCAAAGGCGTCATCCAGCTCTTTTGCGCCTTCAGGTTGCCTTCCGGCTCTTACCGTATTTACCAGGTTTCTCCAGCATGGCGGGCATGCTCAGCATCGTGCCGCTGGCGTCCACTGGAAGGACAGCCCCAGCTTTTGGCGCCCTCTATTGCGCCGGTCATAAAGCCTTCGTACGCGCTGCTGGCTTCCGTTCCCAGCGTGCGGCTTAGCTGTCCGAGTACCGCCAGTTGCTCATCAAGCCCGATATTGAAGTTCGTCCCGACGCCGCGCGCCCCTCCATCAGGTCTTTGATGGTGCCCATTTCAGCGCCGAACGTTTTACGCATGAACGCCATTTTCCCGGCCAGTTGCTCCGCGAACTGCACCTTGCCCAGCCGTTCCGCCTCGCTGCGGAAGTTGCCGAACATCTGGCCCATAAATTCAGCGGTTTCGGCAGAGGTCGCTTTCATTGCAAACGCCAGCGTATTGGCGACTTTCGTCACCTTCGGCAGCTCCGTTGACGTCAGCCCGGCGATAGCGCCGTTAATCTCCGCTGTGGAGTTGACGAAATCCACAGCGCTGGCTCCGTAGGTCATGCTGAACAGCAATGCATCCTTGCGCACCGTTTTGAGCGCGGTACTGTCAATACCCTCGCCGATGCCTCACTCAGTGAATCGTACATGTCGATGGCCGGACTCAGCGCCCCTTTAATCGTCTCAGCCACGCCCCACATGGCCATTGCCCCGACGCCGATCTGTTTAAAGGCATCCTTTGATTTATTGGCAAAGCCCGTCACAGATTGCTGCGCCTGTTTTAACGGGCGCGTTAATTTGTCGATAAGGCTTAATGTAAAATCCAGTTGTTTCATCAGGAACCTTTAAACGCCCCGGCCGATACCATTGGCCACCGACACCGCCATATTTTCCCAGTAGCGGTTATCCAGCCAGATAGCAGCGGCAATATCATCCGTATTATCTTCACCGTCCGGGAGATAATGGCGACGTAAAATTAAATACTGAGTGAGTCCGTTGGATTCAATTGCATGAACCCGCCGTGTCAGTTTTTTACTTCGATTTCCAGCTCTGGCGCGTAGATATCATTAATCTTACTGACAATCTGCAAAGCGGCCCCCGGACGTTTAATAATTTCCGCCAGCGCGTCTTTTACTTTCCGCCGCCACAATACGATTCAGATAGCTGACTGCCGGAGAAACTTTATTATCCATCGATATTTCGTTAATGAATTTATTGTACGCAGTGGTATTTGGCGTAAATACCAGTGCAACACCGGCAACGGTTAATTCAATCTTTTCCATTTAAAACACTCTCACGTTGATTAATTTCGTCTACCAGCGCGTTATGGCGCGCTGCGCAGTCGGTATATAAATGTTGATAATCCAGCAAAGCCCCGGCGATAACTGCGCCGGTTGTCCCCTCAAGGCGCGGCAGTTTTACCGGACACGTTGTTTTGAGGTTTTCCTGATAAGGCACGTTCGGCGTTACCGGCGGCGTCGTTGTACAGCCGGACAAACTCATCAGACACGCAGACGTTAGTAAAAACCGGTTTAACGATTTCATAGCGGATCTCTTTTGGCTGGCCAGCTTTGAGCGCGGCCATCACATCTTCAAGTCTGCGCGCGGAAGTGCCGGCAATGGTCTGCAACTCTTTCCCCGTCGCCGTGGCCGCTTTCCTGACAGCCAGATCAACACTGTCACGCTGCCAGTCACAGACCTTCCATCCGGCAACGAAAGCGAGCGCCAGCCCTATCAGGGCCACAATCGCCGCGCGGCTCATCAGCGCACCCCGTTATGCTCAAGACTGAAATGATTGCCGTCCGGGTTGCTTTTTAAATCGCCCGCCCCAGCTACCGCCCGAGGGCTTTCCCAGTACTCGCCCAGCGGGCGGTATGCTTCGGTCTGCGTCTGGTACACCCCGTTAATGAACAGGTTGAAATCCAAGGCCAGCCGCTGGGTATGCAGGCTGTTGGAAATGCCGCTGCCCTTTTTCGCGTTCAGCGCCGCCTGTTCCGGCGTGCGGTACGCCTCGCCAAACGTCAGACGATAGCCCTTGCTGTCTGCCCAGTGGATCAGGTTGGCAATCAGTACCGCAAACAGCTGTTGTTTCTCGCTCAGTGTCATTTCCCTTCCCCTTCCTGCTTACCCGCCGCGCGGCGGCGGAGATACATTTCGACCGCCTGATAACCGGCAATCCCCAGCCCGGCTCCCAGCCCCTGAATCGCCAGCGGGCTGGCGTCCGGCAGTTGCAGCAGTACCGCCCCGGCCACCACGGAAACCAGACTCCCCGAGGGATAACGCGGCTGATAAACAGGCGCGGTGTAATGGGGTCATTGCTGGCCAGCACTTTGGCAATCGCAATCAGTGCGCCGATAACTAACAGTGAATACAGACTTTTTTCATGTTCCTGCATGGTAATTCCCTAGCCGATCAGGTTTTCCGTGGCTTCCGATTCCAGATACGGAATGCCGTCAATGTTGATAAAACGCGGGTCAGTCACCTTAAACGGGATTTTCCGTGTCGCCAGCGCGCCACCCTTCGGATCGATATCAAGAATGTCGGACATGTTCATCTTGCAGCCGAACGCCTCCACCCCTGGCTTCCTCATCGCCCGCTTTGGCGTAAAACATAAAGTCCTGCGGCTCAATACCCCGCCACGACCCCGCCTCCTGCGCTTTACGCTTCAGAATGGCAAAGGCTTTGAGGCTCAGTTCTAATTCCCCCTCCGCCGACACATCCCCCGCCACCCAGCCATCTGGCACACCGGCTGTCTGCGTCGCGGCGGTATTGTCCGTAATGGACAGGCTGATTTTTCCGCGTGGACAAGCTCGCCACCCATGAAGAAATCAAAGGACATGCCGCTGATACGCTTGCTCATGCGGTGGCCTCCAGTGACTGATCAAGTAACAGACTGATCGAGATTTGCAGCGGCACTTCGTACGGGCGCAGCACAATGTAAATCTCGACGTGTTTTTTGGTTTTCCAGACGATTTTCACGTCGCCCTCTTTCGGCGGTTTCACCTCCCCCGGAAACGTCACGCCGTTGATTTGCGAGGCTTTTGACATTTCACGCAGCGGACGGGCAAAAATCGACTCATGCGCGGCAATGCTGCCCGGCGTGCTGTTCAGCGCGCGATCACCGATTTTGCTGATAGCCAGCAGACGGACGCGGCGCGCCACTTTGTCGGCAATGCGCAGCGTCTCAATCGACTGATAATCACCGCCCTCCACGTCCAGCGTGCGGCCATCAGACCAGTACAGACCGTCGTAATCGGGATACCACATCGGCACACTGAAACGCTGCGCTTCCAGCGCACTGGAGCGTGGCCACGGTGACGGACTGCCCCGCGCCATCCACCGGCATTTCGTCACTGCCGGTATTCAGCAGCGCGCCGGTTTTTACCCGCGCCGGGCTGTCGGCGACGGTCACGGCACGGCTGCACAGACGCCCGGCCAGCACCCCCGGCTCATTGCCCCACAGGCACGGCACAAGCTGAATGGCTTTTTCTGCAATCCCCTGCTGTAGCGTGGAAAGCCGCGCCAGATACTTCGACTGGCTTTCCTCCTTTTCAAAACCGCCCACGGCCGGGGATGAACCACACCCAGCGGCCATACTTTGAAATCAGCGTGGCACGAAGCGTCGCCGCTTCGTTGATGCTGGCTTTGTCGCTGACGGCATCACACAGCACCACCCCTTCCACAGAACAGACCGGCTGCGCGGCCAGTACGGCATCGGTCAGACTTTCCGCGCCGTCGCCTTCCGCCACGACACGCACAAAGGCCCACCAGTTCTGGCCAGCATTGGCCTGCGCCGCTTTGAGAAAGCGTTTCAGCACCGTGTCCGCACTGCCCAGCAGCGCATCAAAATCTGTCTGCGCATTAACAGCCTGCGTTTTTCCGACGCCAGCCTTACCCTTTCCGATAAACAGTACGCAGCGCTCGACCTCCGTCACTTCGCCCTGCAACTGGTTTGCACGGTTCACATCAACAACAGGCCGAGTCATATTTTCCCCCTGATATCCTGCGCTTTCACATCCCAGCCAAAGCCGATGGCCTGTAGCTGGCGCGCCAGCGCCTTGTTAAGTCGTCATTGCTCATGCCCGAGGAATTCACGGGCAGGAACATCAATTACCCAACGGATTTAGCCGCCCTGCCGCTCAGCTTGCGGATGAGCAGACCGGCACTGGGCGTACGGCATGGTTTCCGTGATTTCGCGGTAAGTCGGCTTCTTCCACCGTTTCCCGCGTTTCACCGCATACCCCAGCACACGCAATTTTTGGCTCGGGCGATGGTGGCCATTTTCCCGGCCTCCGTTCGCCCTTTGTAACTGCCCCGGTTCACACGAACCGACATCCCGTGTTGCTGCGAATAACCAATCACCCCGGCGGGAACCGGCGTTTCCCCGTTCCGGTAGCCCCCCGCCCTGCAAATAGATCCTGACTGCCTGAATCTCCGGCATTTCGCGGATATGCAGCAGTTTCGGCATATTGCGCAGCATCTTTCCTTTACGCTTTGTCGCCCGTCCCGGCCACGCTTCCCCCCTCCGGTGACTGCTGGTTACGCACATTGCGTTTTGCGGCGGCAATCAGTCCGTATTTCGCCAGGGCGCCATAAAAGCCGCTGGCGTTTTTTGGGGGTAACTCCACCTCTGCCAGCGCGTTGCGCAGCGCCGCCAGTTGCTTTTATTCAGCTCACCGCCCGCAAACATCAGGACTCTCCGACCGGCGCACCCGCCTCATCAGCGCCGTAGACCGTGGCGCTTAACGCGGTCAGGATCTCCGGCTCAACCAGCGACCAGCGCCCGCCACGATACGGAATAACCCCTTTCGGGTCTGGCCGTATCACCAGTTCATCTGCCAGTGGCATGGTCAGCACCACCGTGGCCGTTTCTTCGTCCTCCACCGTCACATCCCGGTGGCGTCGGTGTTTGCAATGCCGGTTTCCTCCAGCACCGGGCTGGCCAGTTCATCCAGCCAGGGCTTCAAGCAGGGCAATCAGCAACTGCGGCGGACACATCCGGTACGGGAAACGCTCCCAGGACAGCAGCGCGTTGTAACGAATGATCGACATGCGGTATTGCTCCCCGGCCCAGCTCTCTGGCAGCGGACAGCACCTGCATTTCATCGATCAGGCTGTCAAAGCCCAGCAGCGCCCGTTTCGGCAGGTTCTGCGTGAAAATGTCAGTCAGGGAATCAAGCTGTGTCTTCATACCTTGCTCACCGTGACCCGTTTCAACCCTTTCATATGCCGAATGGTGATTGAGGACTCCGCCAGCAGTCCGGCGCGGGTGTCCTCACTTTCCTGCCCCGGATGACTTTCGCGCCGCCCGGTGGTGGCGAACTCGCCCAGCAGATCGGCCTTTGCACGGGCAAACACCGCTTTGGTGTACTGTGCGCAAAGCCCGTTAACACCCTCCATCACCGGCCCCGGCACCGCTGCGGCGCATTGATGCCCGGCATCACGGTGTTTCTGCGCAACCTTTATCAGGTCGGCATTGACCTCCATCACCGCCGCCAGCAACGCACTGGCCGGTATTGGCATCCATATCCGGCGGCAACGCCCGTTGTTGCTGGAAATCCGCCAGATTGAGATCCGGCCAGAATCCATCGTTCGTTAACGGTGAATCCTGATAATCAATCGCCTTTCCGCTAAACATGGCTCCCCCGAAAAAGGCGGGCTGACCGGCATCCACGGCACATTACACAGATGTGTTCTGCCCTCCGCCGCGCCCGCCCGGCTTGCGGTAGTCGTTAAGGCTGAACTGCGGTCAGTTCGCCCTCATCAAACCATGCATCCACAGCACGGCCATCAGCGGCCAGATAATGGATCAGGTATTGATTGCTGCAATTGGCGTATTCGGCACGGGCTTTAACATGCCCCTCCTCACCGCTGATAGTCACTTTCACGCCCTGCCCAAGGACGTGTCTGAATACGTTTTGTGTTGGCATTTTTTATGCTCCGTTTTCGATGCGTCGAATTCGCGCGGCAATCTGTGCGCGCAGTGTCGTAACCCCGACGCGCTTATAAAGGTTTTCTGCATTAGCCAGCAGTTCATCGGCCTTTTGCAGCGTTTCCATATCTTCCACCGCCGTGGCGCGAGGCTGGCCGTCATCGTCACGCAACAGCATTTGTCCGGCGAACTTGAACCACTTGGCGGTAATCTCTTCGTGTAAGCGCCAGTGCTGCGTGACCTTTTCAAACACCTGAAGTAAGGCTCAATGCTTTCACCCGCTGCCGCCGTGTTTTCCGCCCGGTGCCATTACCGTGTCGGCAACAAATACCGGGAAACGGCTTTTGATGTTCTCCGGCGTCGGCTGTTGCTGTTCAATCGCGATATCCGCCGGTGGGCGCAGGCCTTCTTCGATATCACCGGCGTCGAACGTCCACACCACGAACCACGCAAACACCGGGTTTTCATAGACGTTGCCGCCCTCCAGATAGACGTCAATGGTCGGCTTCCATCGCGGCAGCAGTTCATCACGCTTGTAAGCAACGCGGTCGGCAATGGTCGGGAGAGCTTGCAGATACGCCACATCCTGATCCAGCAGGCGGATCTGCATATGCAGGCTTTCCATCGTCTCAATCGCACCGGCGTGCTTTGAGATGTTGCGCGGCAATCAGGCGCTGGCTGTGACGCTGTGCGGGTGAAAGAGTCATTTATCAGCCCTCTGCCGGTTCAGTCACTTTGCCGATGGTCACAGCGTCTTCGTCGATAGCGGCATACAGCTCCGGCACTTCGACGGCGTAGCCTTCATTGCGCAGGTATTTGTTTTCGTACTGCTTACGGTCTTCAACGAATTCCGCTTTACGCTGGCGTGTGCCGCGCTGCGTATAGATGTGCAGGTTGCTCAGTGGCGTAACGACCATGCGTTTACCCGGCATAAATGGCGGGACAATGGCCGGACGCCCGGCAATGGTGCTGCCCAGCATCTGCGCAGCGATTTTTCTCCGTGGGCTTGTCTGCTGCCCTCGGTAAAGCCGGTATTGCTCTGCGGCCACCGTGGTCAGCGCCAACCATCACGACCAGACGCGGATCATTACGGAACTGCTGCGGCAGTTTGGCGTTAATCAGGTCGGACGCCATCGCATCGAGTGAACGGTAATCCCCCCTTGTCATCCGGAGGGATGATGGGATCGGACATAATCTGGTAGCCGTCTTTGAACGTTTTCATGCGGGCATGCCAGCCGATATTCACGTCCTCACCGTTCGGGTTTTTCACCGGATCGGTGGTGGGGGCAACAGACTTACCGTTAAAACCGATGCGCAGCATATCCAGCGCAAACGCACGGTTAGAGAAGGTTTGCACCAACTGGAAAAACTCTTCTTCACTGCCCGCGTTTGCCCACATAGACAGCAAATCCCAGCGCAGCGCGGCGCAGGAGTCCGTTTCGACCAGTTTGTAATCGTTGCCGTCCACACCGACACGTTTGGTAAAACGCCCGTCAGCGTTGCGCCCGGTGGAAGCGCGACGCGCCCACAGACACCACGGCCGCTAAGCTGGTCAACATCGGCGACGGTGATCAGACTGAGGAATTCAACGGATTCCAGCAGCGCTGCGCGCAGGGTGGTTTCCTGCGGGTCGGTTAATTTGAATGCACGGGAAGGATTAGTGACGCTGTAGTGCTCTGCCAGTCCGGCAGCGTAAGCATCAATAAAATCCAGCGCACGGTGATTTAATTGCATAAATTCCCCTCGCGTTGACGCGATTAAATAATCAGATTCGGAACAACTTATTTTTTAAGAATGACGATCAGAGAAAATTAAAGCGTTTTTTCTTTCTCTTTTTGCCGAATACACGCTCAGGTGCAGGAGTCACTTTTTTATCCAGCTTGCCGAAGTTTTTAATAATCTGCGGCAGACTGTCGCGCAGCGTGGCAAATTCCTGCGTATCCACCACTTCCAGCAATCGCTTCCAACATCTTCCGCCGTCGAATTCAGTTTTTTCTTCCAATAGCGGCAACGCGCGATTCCAGATCATTAAGCGCATTCGCCGGAGTTTATCGTCTTCGCCCGGTGTTTCTTCCGGTGGCTGTTCTTCAAAGTTTTTCGGTTTAATACCAAACCAGCTCTGCCAGTCTTTTTTTCATTTTGTTTACCTGTTCAATTCGCCCGGTGATTGTACATCCGTAATATCCGGTTGTGATTTATTGCGTTTACTGAAACGTAAGCGTGTGGTTCCCACACTGGCCGGTGTGTCAGTCACCGCCAGCCCTTCCGATACGTGCGGCCTGTGTTGCGCCAGTTCCCGTCCGGCGTCAGTTCCACCGAAAAGAAAATCAACTGGCCGTAGCGGTTGGCATCCAGTAAATACTGGTTCGGGCAAAGTTTGACAAACAGCCTTACCAGACCGTCATCACCTTCGTGATACATGACCTCCAGTACTTCGCCGAAATTGCCGTAGTCTTTACAATGTTCCGGCCAGATTAACGCCGCGTATAATTGAGCGTCGTATAACTCCGCCGCATCAATTAACCACTGCCGCTCAAGCTTTCGGCCATCAACCGTATCTCCTTCGGCAACGCACAGCCAGTCAGTCGTTAAATGAGACATATTTTCGCCTCGCTGATAGTGCAAAACGATTATTACGGAATAAACGCTACCCTTCACCTTATAAATTCTTAACAGTTCGGATAACCGCTGTTATCTGAACAGGTGCGAATAATACCCGCCGTTTTTTAATGTCAGGCACGGCATAATTAAACCTATGGCTAAATACTCAGACGAATTAAGAGGCGTTGCACGCTCGCTTTATCTGCGCCGGGCAACACCGAAAAAATTGCATCAGAATTAAATCTGCCGAATGCGCGGATCGTTTACTACTGGGCGGAAAAATATTCATGGGCTGACTTACTCCAGTCATGAAAGCACAGAAGAGGCGATAGAGCGCCGCTATCAGCTCCTTGCCGGGCGGGATACGAAAACCGACCTCACGGAATTAAAGGAAATGGACATGCTGATCGCTCACGCCACCAAATTGCGGGCGCAGAGCAACAAGCATAAAGAGAAGCTGGCAGAAAGCCGGGGAACGACACGCGACGCAGGGCCGGACAATGGCGGGGATGAACCGCGCAAAAGCGTAAGTACAAAAAGAATGATATCTCCGGGCTGACACAGGAGGACTTCGACGCTGGGCAGATGAGCACCTTTTCGCGTACCAGAAGCACCTGCGCCAGAATATCGGCCAGCAGGTCAGGAACATCCTGAAAGCCGCCATCGGTGCGACGGTATTTGCGTATGAAGCGTTTGAAAATGCGGTCATGACCGGCGACCCGCAGATATTCCTTTCTGCGTCGAAAGCACAGGCCGAGGTGTTCCGCTCCTACATCGTGAACATCGCCGAGCAGTATTTCGGCATCACGCTGACCGGCAACCCCATCCGCCTGAGTAACGGCGCAGAGCTGCGCTTCCTGTCTACCACAAAACACCGCGCAGTCCTACAGCGGGCATCTGTACTGCGACGAATATTTTTGGGTGCCGAACTTCGCGAAGCTTAACGAAGTGGCTTCCGCGATGGCCACGCACGACAAATGGCGCACCACCTACTTTTCAACGCCATCGGCCAAAACGCACTGTGCCCACCCGTTCTGGACGGGCGAGGAATGGAAACAGGGGAATAAAAACGCGAAGCGGTTGTTTTCCCGTCCTTCAACGATATGCGCGACGGTGGCCGACTCTGCCCCGATGGCCAGTGGCGCTACATCATCACGATGGAAGACGCGATCGCGGGCGGTTCAACGCCAGCATCGAAAACTACGCAACCGCTATAACGACGCCACATTTCGCATGCTTTACATGTGCGTGTTTGTGGACAGCAAAGACAGCGTTTTTAAATTCTCCGACTGGAGGCGTGCGGTGTTGAGACCGAAACTGGCAGGATCATAACCCCAATGCCGCGCGGCCATTCGGTGAGCGTCCGGTGTGGGGAGGTTTCGACCCGGCCCGCAGCGGCGATTTTAGCTGTTTTGTTATCGTCGCGCCGCCCCAGTTCGCGGCGGAAAAGTACCGGGTGTTACGCGTCATCAACTGGCAGGGGATGAATTTTCGCTGGCAGGCAAAGCAGATAGAAGAACTGTTTAAACAATACAACTTTACCTATCTGGGCGTGGACGTTACCGGCATCGGCCGGGCGTTTTTGAGAACATCCAGCACTTTGCGCTGCGCGTGGCGGAGGCTATCCGCTACGACCGCAACACGAAAGATCAACTGGTGTTAAAAGCCGCCGATGTGGTGGAGAGCCAGCGCATCGAGTGGGACAAAGACATGAAGGAAATCCCGGCCAGTTTCATGGCCATCCGGCGCACCACGACACAGAGCGGCGGCGCAATGACATTTGTCGCAGACCGTACCAAAGACACCGGACATGCAGAGGCTTTCTGGGCTATCGCCCATGCCCTGCATAACGAACTACGAAAACAAACCCCGATCACGCTGGAGGCTGGCGAAAGCAGCATGAGTAAGAAAAATACAACCGCGCGCGCGATAACCGCAAAGCCGCGCCCGCTAAAAAAATGAGTATCCTGCGCTTCGGCAAGCCCGAGCCGGTACTGACCACCGCGGCGCGGACTATAGCGACGTGGTACGACAACGAGGCCAATCACTACACGCTGCCGATTGACCGGCTGGCGCTCGCCCAGCTCCCCAACCTGAACGGCCAGCACGGCGGGATTATCCACGCCCGTAAAAACATGGTCATGGCCGATTACGCTGGCGGCGGGCTGACGCGTGATCAGCTGGAGGCGGCAACGTTTGACTTCATCACCTTCGGGGATGTGGGGTTTGTGAAAATCCGCAATGGCTGGGGTGACGTGGTGGATCTGGAGCCACTGCCGGGGCTGTATACCCGCCGCCGCAAAACAGGTGAGTTCGTCGTCCTGCAACAGGGCGAGCCACTTGTTTACCCGCCCGAAGACGTGATTTTTCTGCGTATGTACGACCCGCAGCAACACATCTACGGTCTGCCGGATTACATCGGCGGCATTCACTCTGCCCTGCTTAACAGCGAAGCGGTGATTTTCCGCCGGTACTACCACAACGGTGCGCACACCGGCGGCATTCTTTATACCTCTGATCCCCAGCATGACCGATGACCTTGAGGAAGAGATAGAGCGCCAGCTACGTGACAGCAAAGGGATCAATTTCTCCACTATCCGGTGAATATCCCGAACGGGCAAAGACGGGGTGCAGTTTATCCAGATGGGTGACATATCGGCGAAAGATGAGTTTGCCAGCGTGAAAACATCAGCGCCCAGGACGTGCTGAATGCGCACCGTTTCCGCAGGGCTGGCCGGGCAGATTGCACAGAACGCCGCCGGACTGGGGTGACCCGAGAAGGCCGAGCGAATTTACAAAACGAAGTGCTGCCCATTCAGCAGCGTTTTATGGACGCGATCAACGGCGACCCGGAAATCCCGTTAAATCTGCATAAGTTCACTCTCCCACAACAAAACAGACGGTGCGGCATGAGGCAAAACAGGTTAAAAATCCGGTGCACTCTTTCAGGTCAGGAGCATGGAATATGCGAGTGTTGAAAATTGAATGCCCGGAATGCGGTTCAAAAGCTGTAATCAAGAAAACGAACAGGAAACACCGCAAAATCGCGGACATTTACTGCGCATGTTCAGATGTGGAGTGTGGCCACATTCGTCATGAATCTGACGTTCTCCCATACACTAAGCCCAGTAAAAAACGGGCGACGTGTTAATGCAGAAATTGCTTAACGCGTTGTCACCCGATCAGAAACAAATGGCGCTGGATTTATTGGAAGTCTTCGGCTGAATGAAAGATCACAGCGACTAAAACGCAATACAGTGTCTGAGTCAGTTAGGTGCATTCGCTATCTGACCTTACCCTATTATTTTCTATCAATGACTCAGCACTCCCAATTTTCACCCCCTGATTTAAGATAAAAAAAGCAAAACAAAAAAATCGCCCCGTATGCAATATGAAACGGAACCTTCCCTAGCAAAGTACTCCACTTCCAAGTTTTTTTATTATCACATCAAAATAAAAGGTGCTATGTCTGGTAATTTCGAATATGCAAAAACAGTTAGCGAATAGATAAAAAATAGAAAAACTTTAGTAAAAATCTCCATGTTTTTTTATTATGCCTTTTCGCTTTCCATTGAAACAACTCGCCCTTGTTCTGTAACGTTAACCAAATGCGCACATTTTTTATAATTTTTTATATCCTTGATAGGATCAGATGCAGACAAAATCCTCTCACGTTGCTTTAGTGATACATCGCCGGTAAAGGCAGTACTATTTACGCCCCAGTTCCTCTAGCTGATCCTATTGGTTTCTCCGCTAATTTATATGCAAAATCACTGGCTTTAACATATTTATCAAAAGGCGGTTAGATTCAAAATCGACCCAGCGACGCCATGCAATATATCCAGCACCAATAGCACCAGCTATTTTAAAAAAGAATCAACTTCAGTCCAAAAATGCCATCACCACATCTCCTCTCCCAGATTAGACATGCACGAATCTACTGGAAAAAGAGATACTTTCTACCATTACTTTCGCTGAACAACTTGATTACCTGCATTGCTTCAATGTTACTAAGCTATTACAGTCACAAGCGATTCATGTATTTATAGCTACATCTTTGAGCTTAGACCTTCGGTCAATTCACTCCAACCACGCAATCGCTAAATCTTTTTCTTCGCACGAGCAATTCCCTTGCGCAATCAATTTGGTGAACAATGCAATTGGCTGAATCTCAATCGTTTCATAAAATAAATCCAGCTCAAATCCTCCAAGGAACAACTGTATAAACGAACAGCATACATATTCATCAGTTAAAGAGGCATTTGTTGTGAGCCCTTGTTACAAGACTTGAACTTACCACATCAGATCACGACCAGCCCGGCCAGATTTCATTTTCTGGCTTACTGCGCTGTTCATGTAGCTGACCGTTCCTGTAGGAGGGCATTTCGTATGCCAGCCCACTTCCCCGGGTCAGAATGGCTATTTCTTCATCACTTCCGCTATAACCACGGCGTTGCAGATCCAGTTTTAATCGTCTGCGGGTTCCACCCTCCGTACAGTTATTGACAGAACTCCAAGCCGCGCCGGTGGCGATAGAAAACCCTGCCTGGCGCTTCGGCCAGTTTCGCGACCTTCTGCCATTTGATGAGACGTGTACACTTCTGAATCAGGAATAAGAGGCGAGTAGATACCCTCGGACGCGTTGCACGTCTTCCGCGTACTCGTTGCCCTTTTCCGTGATTTCGTAAGCGAGACGAACGACCAGATCACGGCGCTTAACCAGTGCACCGCCCTGCAATACTGTATACGCGGCCCAGTCGCCTACATCAGCGGCGGCTAACACTGCATCCATGCGACTATCTGCCAGTTGCCGATCGCGCAGGCGGCGAAGCTCACGCCAGACCGTCACCGGCGCACCGCCGATTTGCTGAAACTGGCGGATACGCCAGCGGGAAGCCCACGCGGTAACGGCTTTGGACATATCCCGCAGGTTTTCCCCGGTTTCTTCGTCCGTCTCGCCATCCAGCGCGAAACCGTCGATATTTTTGGAGATGTATTTTGCGATGTAGCCGGTGGCTGAACCTTTTCCGGATCGATAGGCTCATCGTGAAAACGCGCCTTAAGCGCGTGGGGTGACTGGAGTTCTTCAGAATCTGCAAGACGGGCGTAGTAGCAAAGAATATCGCGCACCACGTCCACATCCTGCGGGTGCATGAATAGCATGTGCCAGTGTGGCGTTCCATCGTGATGCGGTTCCACCACGCGGAAACCGAAAACTTTGATACCGGCGCGGGATAGCGGCACGACATTTAGCCCACACGCCGCAAAGATAGCGTTGTGTATCCTGCGGGTTACTGCCATTCCACTGGCTGACAAAGCCGCCTTTGCTGTGCACGGCATGGAAGCGTGACGGCGCGGTGATGGTGTAGAACTCACCGGCTAACCCTTGTTCGTTGGCGATATCTTCAAACCCGCGCATGAACCATCAGTTCAGCGACGGATCGGGTTGGCCACTCCTGTAAACCTGTTCATCAAGACCGATGCGATCACCGTCTTCATTAATCAGGTCAAACTTTTGAAAAACTCCGTGTTGCGTCTTTTCTGGTCTATCCATTCGCCCGTGGTTTTACGGGATACATAAGCGTTTGCGGCTTTCTGAACCTGCCCTACCGCAATGGCCAGATGCTCACGCTGTAAATCGCGGGCGCGTTTGAGGCGCAGATACCACCAGTCAGGGGCCATCATCCGCAGAATGCCGGAATGCGCCTGCCGTTCCGTCAGTCGGCCATCAGCGCCCCCAGTACGGAGCGGTAAAATTAATCGTCTCAGCCAGCTCGCCCATATGGCAAGCGGCGCGCGCCAGCCCTGATCGTCCTGTGTGGCATCTTCAAGGGTATCGGTAAAATCACAGAATGCCTGTAACCAGCTGGGCGGCAACCCGCCCGCCAAGCTTTTTAAGCCTCTGTGCGGTCGAGGGATGGGTGACGTTCCAGCGCCTTACCGAAAGGGAGATCAGCAACATCACCATGTAATTCAGCGGGACATCACTTTTCGCAGACGTGGCAATACATTCCCGCCGATGGTTTTGCAGGAATGTATTGGCACGGCGGCGACCATCAGCACCGTTATAGAGTTTTTCGTATCGATGGCCAAAATACCCGGCCAGCCAGTCGGGTATTTCATGGAGATACTGAGAGCGCCGTGTGCGTAATCCTCTGCGTTGACGAACCAGAGTTTACGCTCTGTTATCGTGGCGTCGCGGGGGACTCCAAGGCGCGAAGATATCACGCCGCCATTCGTTGACGGCGTGGTGTTGGCCATTAAGCTCTACAGCATTGGTTTCAACCATTTCATGGCTCTCACCAAGTGACCTTTATTGCCATGCTGCACCGCCTTTGCTGGTAATGGCTTGGGCCTCTTCGCGGATCAATTCCACGATTTCAGCAGCGGATAGCCCTTCGTTAACAGCATGAGCGGCCAGCTTATCGAGGCGGACAGAACAACCGGCGGCGGCTTTGCCCTCCCGTGTGGCTTTCTGGAGCATTAATTCGCCAGTGCCAGCCCTGCGGCTGGATTGCTATCTATTTCTGGTTTTGTGGTGATACGTGTCGCCATGTTCATCTCCGTGGCAAAGAATCCCCGGCCATTGCTGGAATGGCCGAAAAATCAGGTGATTAGTGGAACGTAGGGGTTTTTACGGCTGAATGGTTGGGCGCTGGCACTTTATGAAGCGGATAAGTCTGCGCCACCACTCGGATTAAGGCTTTGATTTCTCCCTGACCGTCGATCCAGCCGTAGAAAAGCGCCCGGAGACTGGCCAGCGCCTCAATCTGGTTATCCTTCCCTTCCGCCTCGCGGTATGCGGTACACCATAGCGGCGTTAATTGCCAGCCAGTGGCGGGTATTTGTCAGATGTTCAGTGTCATTAAAGAAAACGGGTGAAGCGCGACGCCCAGCTTTGTCAGTGTTTTTGCTGATAAAGGCCGGGCGTAATTCAGGTACTCGCCAAGCGTTCAATTCGCTGGCAAAGGTAACTTTATCTACGCAAATAATGGTCATGCCCGGTGTCCCTGCTTGTGCTGACGCAGCTTGTTACGAGTAGCTGCGGTGCTTTCCGGGAGCGACGGCGCAGTAGCAAAGTTTTGTTGTGGTGATGTCTTGTCAGGATTACGGGCAGTTCGCGGCGCAAAATCTCTTTCTCTGAGCGAGCCGAATCCCGCAAAAAGATTGCGCGCGTGCTGAATACCTGTGCGGATTTGCATCATACGGCGATGATCGAGACGAGCATAAAGCTCGCCAGTTGCAATTAGCCGTGGCTTGCGTTCACTGTCACGTCCGTAGACCGAAACAGCATGAAGCACCACACCCCGCCATTCCGGGGCGTCAGTGAGTCCCAATATTTAGCCGCGTCAGAGTGATCAGGAAAAAGCTGATCGCGAAGTTGCTGGATACGTTCGAGATTAGCATGGACACCCCTGAATTTACTAACCGACGCCAGCGGCAGCGGGTGAGTGTTGAATTTGTAGACGTGTGATGGATTCCAGCGGCGACCGTTCAGTAATTCAATCCAGCCATTCCCATCGCTTGGTAACTGCTGTGTCGGCGACTGGCGTTTAAGCATGGATGCAATGTCTTTCATGGAGCACCTCACATCAGCCCGGTGGCGCTTCGTCGTCGATATCGACGGGCAGCCAGCACAGGCGCGGACTGGAATCGGGTTTTCACGGAGTAGACGATCAACGAAAGGCTGCGGATAGCATTTCGCTGGCGCGGTCAAGGATTTGATTCCGGCGGGCTGCGGTCATCTTCTGTAGAAACCGTCACCGGCACCAGCCGATACTGGCCGTGGCGGTCAGTGCGCAATACTGTATTTTCAGGCGTGGCGTTGTTCACCGGAACGGACGGCTAGTTCATCTGGCGCAGAAGACCGTCAAGAATGCGTCTGGTGGCTTCAGTGATGGCCATAAGCTCAATCAGGGTAAGCTGATGAGCCTGATCTGGATTCAGCTTGACGCAACGTCGCAGGGCGCATCCCCAAATTTCTGGCCAGTTGCTCAACATTATGCGCCTGAGAAAAGGCGCGATAAGCGCTATCCGTGATCGTATGGATACTTTGTAATCGTACATGTTCGCATCCCCGAACTTATGCATTATTGAAGCGAGTTACGTTTAGTAAGGCGGTATTCATCAGGAACATGGATATCCTCGCCCGTGATGTTGATTACAAAGTTCGAATGACCAAGGGCAAGGCGCGTTTGTTCTTCTTTATATTTCAGATATTTAATTTGAATCTTACCGCCAGCGCGTTTGCACCTTTGCGGATTTTTTGGGCAGGATCTCTACTTTCCCGTGTTCCTTCCATTTATAGACGGTGTGAAGGGACATTTTTTCGAGATAGGCGAACTCATCCGGGTATACCCAAATGCGAGGGATGTTGATTGAAATAGTCGCATTCATGATGCAAAAATCCTCTGTTGATTCGTATCTGTCAGTGCAATTTCTGATTTGGTAGCAAAGCAGAAAATTAGTTCAATTGCGAGGTGATTTATACCGCAATCGAGGATAGTCAACATCTTGGCGTTCAAATGCGAGCAACTATGTTTAAAAACGATGGTTCAAAATCAATTGACAGGATGATGGAAGCCTATGGTTTCCGCTTTCGTAATGATTTATGACATGTCGGCATATCTTCCAGCACGCTTTCCACATGGCAAAAGAGGAATTTTTTCCCTTCTGATCTAGCGATAAAATGCGTATAGACACTGGTGTTTCATTGCAATGGCTTACCACCGGGGAAGGACGCATGCGAGCATTTTGAATCGGATGTAATCCGCTTGCCCAGTGCAACCATAATTAATGGCGAGCTAAAATCATCAGGCTCTGTTATGTACGATAAGTTATGTCTTCCTCGGTGACCTTAAAGAACCATTCGTACTTAGAACAAGCAACGAAACCTATCTCTTGGATCGGGGTATTACAGAACATACAGATGGACATTGGCTCGTCGAAATCGAAGGGAAAGTAAGTGGCATTTGTGCCGGTGAAAAAGCAGTCCTAAGCGGAAGCATTCCTTTGATTGCATGGTCGATGAAATTAAAACTATTTCACGTGTTATAACAATCACTAAGTCGGTTTAATCATGGCATGCAAACTTACTGGTGGAAATGGCTTTGCGAATGCTACCCGAATGGACGCGATGGTAAACGCGTTCGTAAACAGTTCGCCACGAAAAGGCTTTCGAAAATTACATCATGGACGAAGTGGACAGTAAGCCGTGGCTGGTGAAAAAAGCGGATAATCGTCGTCTGTGGGAAATTATTGAACTTTGGCATTCTCTCTATGGGCAGACACTCGCTGATCCAAAGAGATTGATGGGTAAACTACAGATCATCTGATGGTTTAGGTAATCCTGTTGCGGCAGACATTACAGCAGCCGACTTTACTAGCTACCGTGAAAAGCGCGGGGACGCTGCCAAACCCAAAAGGCGGTTTTATGTCACCAGTAAAACCCCGAACCGTAAATCTTGAACAACGTAATCTTTCCTCCGTCTTTGGAACGCTGGGTAAAAAAGCTGGGCCACTGGTCAGCACCAAACCCAGTAGCAGGTTTACCCAGCGGTGAACCTTCTAAGTAAAGATGAAATAAAGACTGTTTGGTTGCGTGCGCTGAATCAGCAACCTCGCTTACCTATTATCGCAAAATCTGTCTGGCTATCACGGGTGCTCGCTGGAGCGAGGCGGAAGGTTTGTGCGGCCATCAGGTTCAAAAGTACCGTTGCACACGAAAACCGGGGAAGAAAAACCGTACCGTTCCGATCAGCGAAAAGCTTTTACAACGAAATTCCGATTGCTGCAAATTGTTGCCAATTTGAAGCAATAAAACGAAGTGGAATTGATGGACAGTGTACTCACGTATTACGTCATACCTTCGTACCACTTTATGATGAATGGGGTAACATTTTAGTTCTTAAAGAAATACTAGACACAGATATAAAGATGACAATGATTTATGCTCATTTGCACCTGAACATTTAGAAGATGCCATTTAAAACCCAATAGCTGATATGGAATAGAAAGCATGGCATGTAATTTTCACAATAGGTTACCCATAGCAATCCTGGTATTCCTCTTTTGCTGCACATCGCAAATGGAATATTTTCAGATCTCAAATTTATTTAAACAAAAGCTTTTTGGCTTTCCATTCTTATCCCGTTCGTAACATTTATTGCATTTGGGTTATGGACATGGTGGGGAAAACCCCCACCTTGAATGCAAAAGGTTTTGAGCATTTTTAGTCATATCAAAGCTTCCGTTACTTTTTTTACCAGTTCCCCTTGCCTCAATCAATAACACATAGAACCATTCAAACAGAGATTAGCGAAGCAGAAAAAAGAACTTTTCTGATGGATACTATACTCATTTCCAAACATACTCTAGAACTATTTAAAAGTATCGAATCAGAAGCTTATGATTTTGGAGATGGGAACGGAAAAAATAAATTAAACTACTAACTCCAGTTAGTTTGTACCAAAAACATTTCAAACAACACCAAGCGAGAATATTTCTTACACTCTGACATGAACAAAACAACAATCAACTGGAAAGTCAATAGGAGCTTAAAGACTTAAACTATCAGGCAAACAAAGAGATAAAGGTATAAACCACAAATTCCACAACACATTGAAGCGATACATTTATCTAATTGAGCATTCAATCGAGATAATAATCAAAACACTATCCCTAACTAATCTCTCATTCAACTATAGACCATCATTTGAATGCGAACCTTATTATTATAGAGGGTTATGCGATACACCTATACTATTAAACAAAACACTTAGAGAACTAGGAGAGATTTGTTCTAAATATTTTGACGTCACTATGCCCTTTAGAAGTGATCTTATAAATGACACCAGAATTGAAAGACGATTTTCCCTGTCTTTCCACCAACTGGGACACAGAAGAGATGCTCGCTATCGTAACTTTGCAGATGTAATGCTCCGACAGGAAGAATGGCGACAAAATGGCGATGTATTTGCCAAACCCCTACAAAAGAGTGCAAAGAAAGACGAAGAGAAACAACCTATCATCATGAAAAAAAAGATAAATTATTGATTCCACAAAAAACGAAATGGTATGTAGGAATTTCGGACGCGGGTTCAACTCCCGCCAGCTCCACCAAAATTCTCCATCGGTGATTACCAGAGTCATCCGATGAAGTCCTGAAAGCCCGTATGGCACAAGCCCTGCGGGCTTTTTTTTGTGTCTGCAATTTGTCCCGCGAAGTCTGATGCCAACTAATTAAATCCGAACCTTTTAGGCACTTTGTTAGGCACCTTATAAAGCTTTATTGTTTTTGAGGTGCCTAAAACGGAACCCGGCAATGGCAAGACAAACCAAACCGCTACCCGTTAAGGAAATCGAATCAGCCAAACCCAAAGAAGCGGACTACGTTCTCT